TTTTCTCCTTAATTAAATTATACTGTTGACCATGCAGCTGCACCTGTTAAAGCTGCGAAATCTTTAGCAAGGTCAAAATTAACATTCCACAAACCTGCTTCTGTGCAACTGAAATATATATACGAACCGATACTTACATGATTTGTTACTACACTTGCGGGAGTAATTGTTAATGTATTGTTTAATGCTACTGATGTAACGAAAGTTAATACATTTGTAGCTCTAGATTCAAAAACAGAACCTGTTCTAAAAGCATCCGTTCCTGATGTAGTAAATTTTAGGTCAGCTGTGCCACCTATGGTGTCAACAGATTGGGCATAAACAACCCAAGTATTAACTAAAGTTAAACCGTTACTAACATCCGGAAGAGTTATTGTACATGCCGCAGCACCTGTGAAGTTAACAGCATTAACTGTATTGCGCGTTAAACTTACGGATGTAGCTGCTGCAACTGTTTGCGCTGTTAGTCCTGTAAAGTCAGGTCTTGTTCCTAAATAATTTGTAGTTTCTGTTCCTGTAGTAGAATCAGTAGTAATTGTTTGAAATCCATGTTGTGATCTCACTGGGCCATTAAAAGTTGTATTAGCCATTGTTACCTCCTCATAAAGGGTTTGGTTTTAGCGTCTTATGAGTGTCTGCTAGGTCAGTCGCTAAAAATTATATTACCTAGAAAATGGGGGGAACTCTCCCCCCACTCAATCGTCTTATGATGTTCCCGGAGATCCATATACACAACGTGGATCTGAGTAACCGAAGCTGTAACGCTCGCGGGCTTTAAATCTTACGTTGCCTGTATCAAAATCGCCTTCCATCTTAGTAGACATGCTTAAACGTTCAAAGTGAATAAATCCACGAGGAGCGTCTGTCTTAATAAACCATGCGTTTGCATCGTTTAAGAAGTGATTAACGGTGTAACCCTGTGGAAGCATTCCCATGTTTCTTGTAGCGTTAACATCATTATCAGCAGTCCCAGGTTGAAGTGTAGACTCAAGAAGTCTATCAGCTACAAACTGTAAGTTGGCAGGAACTATTAGTTTAGTACCTTGTACGGACACTTTTAAACCACGTTCATCAACGAAAGCAGCTATCTCGATTAAACCGTTTTCGAGACTAGTTTCGTTAAGATCAGCAGCAGTTACAGGTCTATTAGCAAATGTATTATTATTCACTAATGGATGACTTGCATTACATAAAGTCACTCCGTCACCACCTGTTACAGCAGTGTCAAAAGCATCATTTAATATAGTTGCACCTTTAACTTGTTTTGTGTGTGCCATACTTCTTGCTAAAGCTTTTGTATAACGAGAAGCAAGACGATCATAAAGATTATCTTCAATTGCTTCTTCTGTTATTGAGAAAGCTAATGCAATAGTTTCGTTATTATACCTTGCAGTATAAGCTTCTTGTGCGTCATCAAAAGTTATTGAAGAACCTTCACCTTTAACAGGTGCTGCTCCAAAACCAGATAACATTACTTCTTCTTCGAACGCACGTTCTGATGACTCTGTATCAAAAATTTGCGCTGCTTCATTTTCGTACCTTTTATACTCAAGACCAAAAAGGGCGTTGAGTCCAGGTTCTAGCTCTTTAGCGAGCTGTGCTCTAGATATTGCCATGTTTCAAGTCCTTCCTATAAACCGGTTGTTGCTGGAGTACCAGCAGCAATTGAGCCCGTTGGGGCATTATAATGATTAAGTAGACGAACAACTACTCCAACACCTGCTGCTGTCCAATCAGTATTAGATGAATCTTGCATCCAACCCATGATTCTCAGTGGTCTTGCTGCTGTTGTGTCTCCTCCTGAAGCTGCTATCTGAGCTTTAGAAGTACCACTTGTGGTACTTCCGTCATACCCAGTATAACCTGTTACAGCACCAAAATTTGCATTAGTATAAATTAAAGCTCTTAATGCTGCTTCATTAGTTACTGTCGCATCCGTCGCAATTACAAATAATTGATCGGGATCGTCATACACATAAGCCTTGATTTCATAAGCAGAATCTGCTCCTGAACCAGGCCAATAATTACTGAAAGTCGGTTTTCCTGTTGTACTTGAAACATACTCACAACCCCAAAATACACCTACAGTACTGACACTTCCGCCAGCTGCTGCTTGTGATCTATCAATATAACCAGAAGTCAAAGGTATAACCATTTGTCCTTGGTAAATTGCATTAGTGTTGCCGTTTGCTATCGCATACATGGAATAATTCGAGTTTCCAGTAGAGTTTGCGGACGAGCCCAATTTACTAATTGGTCTGAGTCCAAAGGCTAATTGAATATTTGCCATTTTTTTATTACTCCTATACGGTTAAAAATTAGTCCTCGCTTTTACTTTTGCGAGAACCGCCAAATGTTACACGAGTTTCTCTTTCTGGCTTATGAATAGCCATTGCAGGATGTTGAGTACGAGCTAACTCGTTGTCAACAGCTGCCATTTGATCGCGGGTTCTTTCCCGGTAATATGCGTCGCGCTCATTCGCGATTTCAATGGGCAGTCTTCCTAGTAGTAATCCACCTACTCCAATAACTCCGGCATGTTTGCCGTCATCAATTGTTGGAGCATCAAAATCTGGGTATTCATCTCCTCGTACTAATTCCCAACCTTCTCGTGCCATGGCTGAAACATTTTTACGGTCGTCAAAACCCATAACTTCTGCTCGAATCCACCTATGAACATAACCTTCTGGTGGTTCCGGAGCCTCTAATTGTGATGGTGGCTTCCAGGGCCCTCTGCGTGCATTTTTTTCGCGAGTTTGTTGAGCACGGTCTATTCTCGTATTACTTTGGGGAGTTGTGTTCTCCATTTTTTCGTTTGTCATTTTCTTACTCCTTCACATATTTTGCGTATTCTTCTAACGGAACGCCTAGTTTTTTGGCTATAGCTACTTGTGAAGGCGACAACCGCACAGTTTTTCGTCCACCTTTGTTGCGGGATTTGGAAGTCTCAGCAGACGCAACTTTACGACTTCCTCCGTTTGTAGTCTGGGTTCCTAACTTATGAGGAAACTCAGACGCTAATCGTTTATCGAGTTCAGCATAGTACTCTTGACTTTGTGGGTCAAACCCTTCGTCCTCAATTAAACGCCTATGAATGCCAAAAGAGGCATATGTCATAACTTCGTCATGCCCAAACCACTCATTTTTGTGTGCCCATGCCTCCGCTTTTGGGTCTGGTGGTTGTTGCGGTTGTTGTTGTTGCATTGGTTGTTGTTGTTGAGCCACAGGTTGTTGTTGTTGAGTCACAGGTTTTTGTAACTTAGATTTTTCTACGGTTAAAGTAGCTAAAGCTTCTTGCGCTTCTATAAGTTTATCACTATCTCCAGCTTCATGTGCATCTTTTAAAGCACGTTTTGTCGTATTTAGCTGGGAATCTATTCTTCCTCCAAATTCTTCTTGGTACCCTTTATCTAGATTATGTAAACGATTTTTTAAATTGTCGTTTTCTTTTTTAACGTTTTCTGCAAATTCCACCGCCGATTGTTTTTGGCGTTCTTCTTCGCGCATACGTTTCGTAAGTTTATCAATACGAGTTTTCACTCCCGCACTATAGTCTTCTAGTTCATCTTTTTTTTCTTCTTGTGTTTCGATTACTTCCGTTTCCGTTACCGTTTCGCTTCTAATCTTTTTAGCGTCAGGGCTTACGTCTACTTCCACAGATTCTTCGTCAGCTTCGCCAACGTCTAGGTTTTCTTCAGGCATATTCTTACTCCTTTAAATATGTTTAACATCATCGGGTTCCAAAATAGTAGCAATCACTTCGTCATCATTAATGATACGAACTTCTCCGCCATCTATCTTAAAACGTGATCCAGCGTAACGGCCAATACAAACCCATTGACCTTCTTTGCACCAAGCTTCTTCCCCTGTTCCAAATTTCCCAGGATCTTTATAAGCCAATGGTCCTTTTTTTAATACATAAGCAACAACGGTTGCTAGTTGCTCACGGTCTCGCACAGCATCGGGAATAAAAATTCCTGACTCTGTTGTTGCTTTCCCCATATACGGCATGACTAGAATACGCCATCCTGTAGGTTGAGGAAGTCTTTCTTTAAGGTTTTTCTCTATTAAACTTGGATCAAGAACTTTCGTGTCTTGCGGTTTATAGAGGGGTTCTACATTAACGTTCTTATTTTTCTTGGTTGCTTTCGCAACATGGTCGGGCACATAAAGTGTTTTCGGCATTTATTATACTCTCTTTCATATTTTACTTTCTGCTTTCTCGTTTCTATCAAGAGCGTCTTTTACTTCGCGCTCCGCAAATTGCAGACCCTTTATTTCTCCAGTAAGCTGGCGATACTCCTCCATATTTTTAGGAGTCCCGCCGAGAAGGGCCTGTTCTGTTAATGCTATTCTTTCTTGTATTCCTTTAAGAATAGCATAAGCAAAATTCAATGAGTCCACTAAAAGACTCCGTCAAACTTCGTTCCTTTAACCATCGCTCCTGTGCCACGGACACCTTCCGTTTCACCTAAGGAAGCGCGTGAGTTATGACCTTGAATAGTTTTAACGTCAGCCCCCACTTCCATAATACCTTCTTCCGCTAATCTATGTTGTTGGTCAAAATCCGCTTCGGACGGAGAAAAGCCAGCATCTTCTTGTCTTTCCATAGAAATACTTAAACGGCTACCTTCTTTGTCTGCCGCTTCAACACCACCTCTACGATAAGAAGCTACGCCGCCTTTAGCATTGTTTCTTCTGTAAGAAGGTACTTCACTTTTAGGTGTTTTCTTCTTGTCCGCATCTTTTAAAAACTTTTCATCGCTACTAGAAATAACGTGGTCTGGACCAGCAGCTAATCCTTGTGTTGCCGCTTTAAACACAGCTTTCATTTTGTCTTTAGTAAAGAGTGCTTTTGATAATCCTTCTCCCGTAGTTGCCATTACGTCTTCTGTTGCCATTTCCATAGCATCTTTATTAGAAATAGTGTTAGCTGACGCTGTTCCGCCATCTTTATATTTTTTTCCACGCATTATTTTTCTCCTTTGTTGTTAATAGTTACCACTAAAATTACGTCCTCTAATAGCCGCTCCGCCATTAAACATGCTACTAGCTACTTCGCCTTCTTCAAAATCCAAGCTTACGCCACCTTGATTATTTTTTTTGCCGTACTCTTTATACATGAACTCCGGAAGAGACATACTGTCGGCAGCATTACCATCTATATATTTTATTCGTCCTTCTTCTATTTGTTTTGCTGTAAAGTTTTTAAGCCAACTTTCTATAGCCATTAGAATATCCCCTTAAAGTTGTTTCCTTTTTCCTTACTTCTTGGCAAAAGTTTTTCTCTTACTATAGGTGTTTTACGTTTTTTAGGAGTAGGTTCCACCGGTTTATCAGACATAGAGTTCTCCATGTCCGCCAGGCTTTCAGCAGATCTTACTTTCTTTATTCTGTCATAATGTTCCGGCAAAGTGTCGTCTGGGTAGTTGTCACTTGTTCTGTTAGATAACTCTATTGTGTTTTTTATTCTCTTTACTTTCTTTTTTATTGCTCCTAATATGCCGCCTTCTTCGTAACTTTTTTTAGCCATTAGAATACCCCTTCAAATGTGAAACCACGGACAGCTGCACCAGCACGCCGGGCAACTCCTCCGTCTTTTCTGTTAACTTTAGATTGTTGTAAACGTCTTTGTCCGCTGCTATGCGCTGCGCCACCGCCATTAAAACCGTCACGGTCATTCATTTTTTTTGCAGTTGCTAACATACCTTTAGCAGCATTCTTAGGAACATGCATTTGCTCGGCCATTTGACCCGCTAAACCTTTAGATCGTTTCATTAGGTTCTCCACAACATTGTTGTTAACATTACAATAATAGTGCCTGCTGCACCTATCATAATATGCTCTAAACGTTTTATCCGTAGTATAGTTTCTTTCCACCGTTCCGCACACACCGCTTCATGGGTTTGTAATTTTGCGGATACTTTGTCTACACTTATTCTTGCCATTAGTTTCCTACCTTATAGTCCTTACGCATTTTTTCTCTCGCAACCGTTGCACGCAACTGGGCAATATCCTCGCTAGAACTAATTCTTTCCGCTGTTAATTCTTGACGACCCTCTTCTCTATTTTGCTCAAAATCCATACGAGCGTCAAATTCTAATGATTTACGTTGTATGTCTGTCGCTTTAATATCTAATTCTTTTTCACGTAATGTAACCAATGGATCTACTTGTCCTTCTGGTGGTGGAGCAAACAATTGTAATACTTCTGCTGTGTATTGTGAAATTAAAACAGCTACTTTTGATTCTCCATCAAATTGTGGAGGCGGCATTCCTTGCGCTTCGGCTTGACGTGCCATATCCATTGCTTCCATCATAGCAACTCCTCTTGCCTTTAACGCTATGTGCTCACAAACGTGCGCTAATAATAATGCAAATATAGGAGGCGTAGAGGCAACAACTGGAGATTTCATAAACGCAACGTGCGTTGCAATATGTGCATCCTGATCTTGCTCTTCAAAAGCTTGGAGATTTTCTTGTATTAAAGACCGTGCGTTTTCTATCGCCGGATCAATAGGTTCTGGTTGCTGTGGCGGAGGTAAAATAGCTTCTATATTGGATACTCCCACCGCTTCGTACATTCTTTTATATGCTTCGTACATATTGTGCATTTGTGGATTGGATTGTGCTAATTGTAATTGCATTTGCGCCAACGCCATACGTTGCGACACAGAAAAAATATTGGGGTCGGATACCGGAACCACATCCACACGATCGTCAAAATCCGTTTGTTTAATGCTCGCTTCCGCGCCATAAACATTATAAGGGTACATTGGTGGTAAGGATTCCGCAAAAACTTTTGCTAACATCCGGAACTCTTGCTTTTGTGCATAATGTAACCGCTTATGAATAGCCGACATTACTTTGGAACCTTTTTCTAAAAGCGCAACAGTGGTTCCTACCGCTGCCTGTTGATTCCCATCCCCTACTTGCATATCCGTAATAGCTGCAAATCGTCTCCCAGCGTCAACCACAAATCCTAAAAGTTGCATTAACGTCTGGCTAGGTTCTTTATACGGGAGAGGAAGAATGCTGTCTTTTAACGCTCCTCCAGGAACATCGATATCACGGAATTCACCAGGAGACAAAGGTTCATCAGGCTCACGAATCCGAATACCTCTGGCTTTGAAGCCGGCCGGGAGGTTGGCTAAAGTACCCGCATCTATGAGTTGACGAAGAATGGAGGTGGCGGAACGACCAAGGCCACCTATCATATGTAATAATCCTAATCCATAAAAACCTAATCCTGGTAAAAATTTGTAATGTGCAAAATATTGTAGCTTCCGGTACAGCTCATCGCCTTCTTTCCAATTGCGACGGACAGATAGTATTTTTTCACTTTCTAAATCTATAGTAATAATGTAAGGAAGTTTGATTCCTGTTGGTTCATTAGCAAAGGGATCCATATGCTCATAACCTTCAAGATCTAAATTAGTATGAAATTCCAATAACGTACAATCACTGTCCACGGATGTTTTGGTAATCCCAGATATTTCTCTTTCTTTTTCCCTTAACTCATCATCTTCCTCAAACGGCTGCAAAGATATGTCTCTATAAAATCCGCCCGCTTGTAATTTTTTTACTTCGTTTTCTAACATACGAATAACATGGGTTACGCGCGATGCAGAATATAAATCGGTGGCATTGTATGGAACCACTAAATCATCGGCGGGTATAAAACGAGAAACCGCTCTATCTAAAGTGTCGTCAAAATACACCTTCTTAAAGGCACTTCCGGCTAATGGTAAATAAAATAATAATCTATCTAACTCCGGATCGTACTCCTCCATGACATTCATTATTTGATAATTCATAAAATCTTGTACGCGTTGTGCTTGCGCTTCTATTTGGCTATTTGTTGCTCCAACAATTTGTCCCCTTACAGGGCCTGTCGCCGGTAATAATTCCTTATACGCTTGCGCTTGAAATTGTGTCACCGCCTCAGCAATAACAGGATGGGTTACCCCACTGGATCCTCGGAACGGTTGATCACGTTCTTCGTATTTTAATCCTAAAAGTTTTAAACCCTCCGCATAAGAAGTTTCCCATTCCTGACGACTCTCTTTGTCTTCTTGATAAAGAGACAACAGTTCTGTAGAAATTTCCATTAATACATTGTCGTCTATGTTTTCTGCTAAATTAAAATCAAATTCTTGTGATAATTCTTCCGCGGCAGCCTCTTCAAAATTTATATTAACCGAACCATCTTCTTGAACCTCCACCATACTCTCGTCAAAAGTAGGAGTCTCTTCCTCCACTTCTTCGATTTCGATCTCTTCCCCACCATCTTCTAAAGGAATTCCGGCTCCAGGCATCGCTGAATCAATTTGGGAGGGAGGTAATCGTCCGTTTCCTTGCGCCATGGTTTATTGTTCCTTTGTAGCTTTTTTACTTACAACAGGTTTAGAAATTTTATTTGTTCCTTTAACCGCTCCTATCATACCCATACCACCTTTAGCTACACGATAACCAAAAGAAGCACTAATACTAATGTATATACAATTAGCAAACCAATCCGGTGTGCTCTCGTCTAAAAAGACAAATCCTTTTTGCACAGCATCTTGCGTCCAAGGTATAAAGCATCCCGCTAAAACCGCAATAAAAAATATCGTCCACGCCTCATCTTTCCAGGAACCCCCCATTTGGTCGGTGAGGGATTTCTCCATGTCCAGCTCACCTGTAGCTTGCTTCTCGTACACGGTCGCTTCGGCTTTCGCTCTTGCTACTTTTATGGACGTTAAGGCTTTTTTCTCTTCTACTTTGCCCTTGACCCATGAACCAGCAATATCGCCAACCGCACTTAATAATCCTCCTATTAAAGGAAGTGCCATATTATAGTATCCCTTTTTCCTTCAAGATAAAAGATAGAACCGCCGCAGCAATCCCTACAAAAATACATATAGGCTCATCGACTATGATACCAATTCCCATAACCTCTACACCCGCGCCTGCGTATGTTGAAGGTTCTTTTAATCGTCCTGTAAACCATTCCATTATTTGTCTCCCTAATAAAATTGACGTGCTTGTGTTCGGTAGCTAGGTTCTTCATCTTCGGGGTCGCTGTCAAGTTTTAAAAACCCTCCCTTACGATATCTTATAAGTGCCATCGACATACTGTCGCAATAATCGTCATTATCCCCATTAGGAAACGCTACGCATTCCTCAATAACATCTTCCGAAAATTTTTTATCGGGCGCCCACACCATACCACTCTCAAAGATAGGGGCCACCATGTGCATCCTCGTATGTTTATCCCGTCCTTTACTGGG